AAGTGTGGAGAAGGAAGGATGCTTATCGAGTTATGAAAAAGGGTAGGAAATCTGCTCTGCGTGTTTTAGATACGCAAGAATTAGCTGATGAGTTTTTAGGTGGTCACGATGACAAGAAGATTCTAAACATAGAATTTCTCAAGGGAGAATGTATTCGATGTAAAGACTATTGTGATGTGGCTGAATTTTGTGATCAATTTCAAAGGGAGAAAAATGAAATTATTAGCTAAAGAAAGAGACTTTATCTCAAAAGAGGTAAAGAAGTTAATGGAACAACACCATTTAAAAAAATTAGAAGCACTAAAGCAAACCAAACAATATCAATTATTTGATAGTGAGAGGCAAAGTCTTTATGAGTTAGACCTGAAGATTAAAGAACTTGAAGAAGAATCTAGGGTTAGGCATAACAAACTTCAGGACAAAGTAATGAAGTTTAATTATAGAAAAGGATTTCATTATCAGACAGGTATTCAAAGTCCTTATCATGCACACAGTATGCCTTTGAGTATTGTATGGGATTCTTGGGGTCTGTTTAAGAACCTAGTTGAGAGAGACATCATGATGAACTCTTTCAAGGAGATAGATGTTCCTAAGTTTGTTAAAGATTTATTTAACAAGTACAAGAATATGACTTACAAACAATTAAATACTGAGGAGGTATAAAATGGCTGAGAAAAAACTAACCTATAAAGATGTGTGGGAAACACTATCCAAAGTGGATGTGTCAAAACACACTGAGGAGAAAATGAAACTAACTTATCTGAGTTGGTCAAGGATGTGGATGCTTCTATGTGAGGAGTACCCACAAGCACAATATGAGTTTGTCGATTTCGATGGAGTACCTTACAAGACTCTACCTGATGGCACGGCTGAAGTTGTGACTAGAATTATGATTGATGACTTGGTAAGAGAGATGAGATTGCCAGTCATGGATTATAAGAATAACCCAGTGGTCAATCCTCATGCTAGGCAAGTATCAGATAATGCGATGCGATGCTTGGTTAAATGTGTGGCGATGTTTGGATTAGGCATATCAGTCTTTACTGGTATGGCTGATGAAACTTTGCCTGATGAAGCTAAAGATGAACAGCCTAAAGAAAAGAAAGCACCACCTAAGAAAGCTGAACCTGTAAAGGAAGAGGTTGTTGAAGAGGATGCTATGGGGTCTAAAGGTTGGGCAGATGCTTTTGTTCATGGATTTGTAGAAACCTTGGCTCTTTATACCACGAGGGATGAAGTTGTAAATGCCTATAAAACTAACAGCGAAGCAGTAGGAACTCTTAAAGATAAGTTTCCAAAGCATAAAGAAACTTTAGATGTTGCGATTCAAGAATTTATAAATAACTTACCAAAGGAGGTAAAAGATGACTGAAGAAAGGATGCAGAGTGATGGAGCAATCTTCACTAATAACTACAAGGACAATGAGAAACAGCCTGATTGGACAGGCAAGGTTGTCCTAGATAAAAAGCTACTCAAGTCTTTGGTAGAGAAAGTTAAGAGTGGGCAAGAAGCTGAGATGCGTGTTGCTTTATGGGATAGGCAATCTAAGAATGGCAATGACTACAAGTATTGTCGATTAGATATTCCACAGCCACAGAAGAAACCTGATGACTTTGATGCAGAACCTAGACCTGTAGAGCCTAGACCTGTAAGTAAGCCTGAGATTTCTGATGATGACATTCCATTCTAAATGAGTATTTTACAAAACAAAGAGCAGATACAGGACATAGAAAATTCTATTGACCAGTATATATTTTTTGAATACATGAAGAACTACTCTGATTTGATTGAGCAGTTAAAACCTATCGCAGAGGGAAGTGGGTCTACCCCACATTCCCTTTTGATGGACTATATGTTTTTCAAGATACAAGAAGAACGAGATAAAATTAACCAAGACAGACTGGGGGTTTGATATGGAACAAGCAGTATTTACATACGATGACGATGAATCTTACGAAGCTAATTTCAGCACATGGTTTAGGATGAACACTGATGAAAGAAGGGTGCATAAAGAAGAACCATACTCTGAACAAATTGCTAGACGAGTATTCAATGAAATGCATGGAAGAAAAGCATTAAACAATGTTGAAGATCAGATTGGTAAATTCTTTACCAAGGAGGGTTGATAGTGGATGAGCAAGTAGAATCGTGGATGCATCAAATTAGAACTCTTGCACCACTGATAGAGAAAACTGAATACTTGGTGTTTAAGAATGAAGCTGATGTCAAACAGTTGTTGGCTGTTCTTAAACTCAAGGCACTTGCTGATGGAATGAAAACTACCTCTGCTCAAGAAACTTGGGCAGAGTCTAGTGACGAACTCTATAACGCTAGACTAAGAGTGGGAGAAGCCAAAGGTGGTTTGTCTGCTATTAAGATACAGCTAAGAGCCTTAGAAGTAGGCTTTGAGGAGTGGAGGACTAAGATGGTCAACGCTAGGGAAGAACGCAAGAGGTATGGAGCATGAACCAAAAAGCTAGAGACTTCTTTGCATGGCTTAATGCTTGTCCTTTTAAGGTATGGAAGATTCAGTATGATTCTTTTGGTAAGACTACTGTAAGTTTTATATGGGATGAAGATGTCGAAGGGTAGCAAGAGGAGACCTGAAAAGGGTACAAAGTATCAGGACAATTGGGAAAAAATATTTGGTAAAAAAGATGGCAGTAAAAGGAAGAAACCCAAACGCTAAAGAGAAGAGACATATGGATTCAGTCTCTCAGCTAGGCTGTATCGTTTGTTTCAACAAAGGCTTTAATAATACTGCTGTAGAGATACATCATATTCATGGCAAGACTAAAGAGAACGCACATTTTAATGTCCTTCCCTTGTGCTTTGACCATCATCGAGGTGGCAAGAATGTCGAGCCTGTTATCAGTAGGCATCCTTGGAAGAAGAGGTTTGAAACAGCCTATGGAACAGAACAAGAATTGTTAGATCAAGTAAACAATATTATGGAGAACGAATGAAAGACTTTAAGACTAAATCAAAAATAAAAAAGGTAGTTGTTCAGCCTTTCTTTTGTTTTGAATTTGATCATATACCTAGTGATGAAGAGGTTAAACAACAAGTACAAGATCACATAGATAAAAAAAACATTGCTTGTTCTATAGAAGTTTCCTATGAAGAAAAACACAAAGGTAATTTTTGGGATGACATAAATAAAAAGTTTTATAAATGGAATGATCTAATGGAGTTGCGTAATGAAAAGTCTTAAATCAATAATACTAGAGACAACAGATGGTGATTATCAAATAGATACCCATCTCGTTAAGATGAAAACATTAACCAGTATAGAAAGAAAGTTTAAAGATCAGAACATCGTAGCCATTATTAGGATAGATGAAGATCAGTTTATGGTTTTTGTAGAAATAGAATGACGGCTTCCAAGGATCGCAGCAATAAAAATATATTTTACCAGTCAATAGAAATTCATTCATGATTCTTATACTACCCCTTGAAGTCTACTATTCTAAAAACAAGAAGTTCATTCTGAACCTAAACAATTATCGCAATGCTCATTACAGAATCTTATCTGCTTCTAAGAAAATTTATACAGAGGATTTGTTGGAAAGGATTAAAGACTTGCCTAAGTTTAGTGATGTTGTTTCATTGGAGTATGTCTACTATGCCAAAAGCAAGAGAAGATTGGATGTGAGTAACCCTTGTTCTATTATAGATAAGTTTACTTGCGATGCTTTGGTTAAGGCTGAGATCATTGAGGATGATAGTTCCAAGCAGATTAAGAAAGTGGTGTATAGGTTTGGGGGTGTGGATAAAGATAACCCTAGATGTGTTCTAACAATAGAGGAGGATAAGAATGGTTAAAGATGATGTGAATTACGATGAAGTCAAGCAATGGGCAGAAGGCGTAGACAGAGAAGAGTTGTTACAGATTTTAACTGATATTGCAAATAGGTATTACTTGCCTAAGACATTGGTAAAAGATGTAAAGAATGTGGTGTACACAAACCCTGATAATGATTCAAATGGATTTCAAATGGCAGGGTGGTTAGAAAAGTTAATGGAGGAAGATGATGTCAATGGTAATTGAACAGCTTGAGAAGAAGCTACAGGAAAGGAAAGAGGCTTGGTGGGGATGGCATAAGAAGAACCCTCAAGTATGGGATAAGTTTGAGGAGTACACGCTAGAAGCTATTAAGACTGGCAGAAAGCATTACTCTCATTGGGCAATCATTAATCGCATTAGGTGGAACAGGGAGATAGAAACGAATGGAGGGGAGTTTAAGATCAGCAATGATTACATTAGCTTCTATGCTCGTTTGTTTCATGCTCGTCATCCTAATCACAATGACTTCTTTAGATTAAAACAATTCAAAGAAGAGAAGTTGATTGATCAGCTAAAGGGAGTGGATGCACAATTTGACCAAATGGAAAACAAACTTGTTGACCTAAACAATGCAGTCAGAATAGTAAATCAAAATTCGCAGCTTCTGGCAGCCGAAAAGAAAATATTATTTACTGGTAAGAGATAATCTTAGCTACAGGTTTCCTGTAAAGATGGGAACATTGGCTTTCTTTCTTAACTCAGGTACAAAAGCTAATCTCTTATCTCTTTCTAAAACTAAATCTTCAAGCAATCCTTGTTTGACTGAAACAGAAACATCTTCTCTACGCATGATTGCATCTCTTTTCTTTCTGTAATTATCTAAGTATCTTTCCATTGATCGGACTTGATTTTTAACATTCATAGTTCCTTGATTGTTGGCTCTATAAGTTGCCAGTTCATCAAATCTTTTTTGTTTCTTGAGACTGTTCATGGTCTGTGTGACCTTATTAACTTCCCCTCTTAGTTCATAAAACTGCTGTTGCAATCCTCCCATCTGATTAGAATCTACAAGAAGTCTTTTAAAGACTGGTAGTTGTGCCCAGTTCGTTGGATTATTAAATGCATTGTTAGGGATGTAAGGACTGCCTGTAGCAGTTCTGACCATAGAGTCTATGACACTTAAAGCATAGCCACCTAGCGTTCCTGTGTAGCCTTTAAGCACATACTCTATCTTCATTGGAGATATGCCTAGCTGTTCACCTATAAGCCTTGCCAGTTCATTTGTTTGGGGATTAGCTTGATACCCTGCTTCTAAGCCTAACTTGTAGTAAGGAACAATCTCAGTGCCTGTGAAAGAGTTTCTGTTAGTGATAGCTTCAAACAATGGTTTAACAGCCTGAACACTAATGTCTCCACTAAAGACTGGAATTTTTGCAGAAGTTCCTAGCTGTCTTGCCATAGATTTCAGAGGGTCTTTTTCTACTTGACCCCATGCCATATCAACAATCCTTTCAGGTAAAGCCTTAAACATCATGCCTACTTCAAAAGGTATAGGTATCTTAACTGTGTAATCCCAAGGCGTAGGTATTAACCAATTATCATCTCTTGTTTCTCGCTTGGCTTCTTTGTAATCATCGGTATCACTGACCAGTAAATAATACATTATGGTGACACCCATCAAGCCCAGACCTCTTTGCAAAGCCGTCTTTACAATTCTGCTTTTGAGTTCTTCCATTGTTTCGCCTTCTTGCAGTTTCTCTGTAGCAGAATATTTACCACTAAACGATCTATACAAGACATCAAGACCCTGTATTCTTGCGTTCAAGAATGGTATTGCAGAAGTCACTAGCTTGAATGTAGGTGATAGTCCTCTGCGACCAAAGTTTATTATTTCTAATGCTTGATATGCTGCTGCTGATTGAGCTTCCGCTTCTGTTGCACCATCTTTTAATGCACTTTTATATACTGAGTCATAAACTGCTTTACGAGTTGCACCATCTGATTTAGTGGTTAGTCCACCCAATCCATCCCATAGTTTATAAAATGCACTTTCTGGAGTAATTCCGTTTTCTGATGATAGTCCTTGTTGCCTTCTTGTTCTTGCCATAAAGCTAACAATGTCACCTTCATCGTTGGCAAAATCATAACCACCTATAATTCCAAACTTTTCTAGATCAGTCATATCACCAAACATATTCTTAACTGAATCTATAATAGGTGTATAGCTGTCTGCATCTATACCTAGCTTAACTCCTGATGTAACAGCAGAAGATAGTGTATCTCTTAATATATTAACAACAACAAATCCAGGATCACGAGTAACTGTGTCTCTTAATATTCCTGCTGGTACAGCAAATATTTTAGTTAACATATCTGTTTTAACTCCACCTACAGATTGCAAAGCAAGAAATGTTTCTGGGTCTTTTAATAAGATGTGTTTCTTTACACCATTTTCAAATACAAAAATTGTATCTAATCCTGGTGTTTGACTTGGACTAATTTCTTTGGCATCGCCCATTGTTTCTAAGTCTCTAACTAATTTAGCAACGCCATCATTCTTCATAGATGCAGTTAATATAGACAAAGAGTTTCTTGCTATAGCTTCTAATGGAGGCACATTGAGTTCTTTTTCAGAACCTTTCATTTTAATTGAAAGAGGATTGCTTGGTAATGAACCACCACCAACCGCAGGTGCACTCATTTCAGTATCATCTACCATGTTTCTATAGAAAGGATAGTATGCAGAATGAGTTCTCCATAACTGAGATTGTTCTTGGCTTAAAATACCTTTAGCTTCTGCAAAACTAATTAATCCATTATTCCATTGCTGATAATTGTTGTAGACCTCTACAACATCTTTGTAATTATTTTCTATTTGTTCAATAAGTTCTAGGTCTCTTAAACTTGATGGAACATCAACCTCTACGCCATTCTCATTAAGACTTTTAACTCTTTTTAAACCAGCATATAAACCAAATACATATTCTTTATCTATTGTAGGGTCTGAATATAAAGGTGCAGTAAATTGTACAAGACCTCCTTTACCTGTATTGCCATCTACAAAAGGATTGTATCTAGCAGAAAACTCAAACTCTTGCACTGAAGTTAAAGCATCAACGCCATCTATTTTATCAACAGGCACACCTCTTGTTAGCATCTGTGCAAATACACCTCTTGCTCTATCTGCTAATCTTAAAGCAGCCATAGTGCTAGTTGATACTAAGTTATTTGCAAGTCTTACTTCTTCGTTGGTTTCAATGCCTTCAATTATCTTTTTATCAAGTTTATCTAAACTATCAATATAAGTTTGTCTTGTATTGGCAAAGAATTTTTTAACACTTGTAATAGGATCAGCAGCAACATCTATAAATCTTTCTCCTGCTGTTCTTTCATCTCTTTGATAACCAGTTTTCTCAGCTCGTTCTTTAAACTCTTCTGGCACTGCTGACTCATTAACAGGCATCTTAGGCATACGAGCTGTAGGGTCTGCAATAAATTCTTGAGCAGCTTCTAGTGCAACATCAGAAGCATTTAAATTATAAGGAGGTATATCACCTCTAGGAGTTTTTTTGGTTAATTCTTCTGCTGACTCTACAGCTTTTTGTAATGATATGCTTGGGTCTTGAGATCGAATGCCTTGCTCAAATACAAAAGATGTTTGTTCTGGAGAAAGATTTTTTAATTGTTCTTGCAATGCTGTTATTTCTTGTTCTATTTCTTGTATTTGTCTACTAAGTTTTAAGTTATTAGCATTGCTCATTACAGCATACTCTTGATTCATAGTTGCTTGTAATGGATCAAGTCGTTGTTGTAATTTTTTTATTTGATTATTAATACTTTCTCTTTGCGTTTCTATAGGTGGTGCATTTATTTGATTATCTTTAGCATTTTGATCTTGATATTTACTAAGCATTTTTTGAGTAGCTTTAATATCTTCAGGATTTAAATCAAGAATTTGATCTGCTTCTTTTAAAAATGCAGAAAGAGCTGTACCTTTTTTAGCAGGAATATCTAATATTTTTCTAATACTATCTACAAAAACATCCCATAAAGTGTTTGTTCCTTTAGGAGTATATTTAATATTTTCAAAAAACTCTTGAGTATATCTATCAGTTAAACCCATAGACAAAAGTTCATTTATATTTTTTGTTGAATAATTGATTCTAAATTGTTCTTGATAACTTCTTTCACTCCATTTGCCACTTTGTTTTTCTTGATTAATTTCTTTTTTAATTCTTTTTCGCAAATTCTCTAATCTTTTAATTTGCTCCATACTTTTTTGAGTAAGAGTAATATCTTGGTAATAAAAAGCATCTGGATTATTAGCTATAAAAACTGTACTTTGTGTTACTGCATGAATTGCTTCATGTAAAAAAGTATCAAAATTTACACCATTTCCTCTTGCTCCATCTACATTATTTAAATATATTAATCCATTTCTTCTACCTGCATTTCCAGGTGCGATTGATTGTCCATTCAAGTTATTTTTACGAGCTTTTAATTCTTTAATATCTTCTGCTAACCATCCCGATGCAGGTTGTTGAAGATATGCATCATCAAAAATAACAATATCAAAATCTATATTGGCTGATTTTAATTTTTTTAATTGTTTTAAAACTCTAGTAGCTATTAATTTATAATCTTGACTAGGAGCATTTTCTATATACCATTCCATTGCACCAAGTAAATTTTTATTTTTAATATTATCTAGAATAGCTTCAGCATCTTCTAGATATTCTTCTTCAGTAAGTTTATATTTGTTATAAATTTTATTTCTATCTTTAGCTGTAGTTGTTCTTTTACCTTTTTGTACTTTTGGTGGAGCAAGAATTCTTCCTTTAATTGGATTATATGGAGCTGAAACAAATGCACCTGTTTCTGTTTCTACAAATACTGTATTAGAAATATTAAATTCTTTAGCTTCCTCTTCAGTAAATTCAATTGTTTCTTTTTCCTGAACATCATCTACTTCAAATATAGGAGCAGTCTCTGCTGCAATAGGCAATCTATCTAACTCTCTAAAAGTTCTAATCTGATCTCTTTCTCTTGAACCAATCTTTCCAGCTTCAATATCATTAAATATATCTGAAGATTTTTTATAACCAGAAGAACGCATAGCCGTGCCCATGCTTTTAAAGAAGTTTAAGAACTTATCAAAAATGCCTTGAGCTTTAGGTGGTATATCAGGCTTAATGTTTCTTGCCTTATACATTTCTGCTACAGCACTTTCTATGTATAGCTCATCTATAGCATCAACACCTTTGCCTTCTGCTGTAAGTGATTGAGCTTTGTCGTTGTTAAGTGTTTTACTTCTATCATAAAAAGTTTTGCCTTTAAAGTTTTCATCAAAACCTTGCGGAACTTTTCTACGCTTAACTTCTTTTTTAAGATAATTGTATTCTTGCTCAGTGATTAAATCTTTAGCACGAAATGCATGAATGATTTGACCATCTATAATTCTATTAAGTTGTTCTTGGATTTCTATATCTGATGCTGTGCCTTCAGGATTAACAGCGTTTAAAGATAAAAAGATAGTATCAGTATTTTCGTCATACTGACCTTTAGTTTGTTGTGCTCTAGTTTGTGTGGGGTCAAACACGATTTCCCCTTTTTGTCCTGCAACTAAAGTTTCTGTAGAGAGTATGTCATTGCTAACAACAACTCCAACTTCTGATAACCCAGCTTGTTTTAATTTTTTTTGAATTTCTTTTGCAAACTTATTAGTACGACCTTCTTCTATAACTTCTTGGAAGTTTATTATTTTAGGTTCTATTTCTTTCGGAGGTAAAACTTTTTGTTGTTTTACTTTTTCAGATTCTATTAACTGGTCAATAGTTTCTTGTGGTAATTTATTTTCTTGAGTAAGCCTAGCTCCAAACTCTTCAGGAGTTTCATTAAATCCTTCTGCTCTTCTTGCAATATCAAACTCAAAGTTAGGTTTAATTCTTAATACTGGAAAAGGATATTTTTTTGTACTTATTTTTTCTCCTACAGATTCAACTCTGCCACTTGTTTTTAAATCACGAAGAAAAGTATCAAGCTGTTCATTCATTATTAAGTCATCAAATTTACCATCAGAGTAAGGATGATATTTTGGAGTTCTATCTTTAAATCTTTCTTTTAAATATGTTCTTACATCATTGCCATCAAACTCTGCTTGTCCTACACCAGCTACAAAATCAGCCATATCTTTTGCTGTGTATTCTCGTATTGAAAAATCAGGTAAAGGAGTTAAATTATTAAATGCAGGTAATGAATGTATTTTAGCTAAAAGTAATTCTTTTTGTCCTTTGCTCATATGTCTGTACATAGGAGTTCCTGTAGTCATTGAATTAAATCTCATAAATGGAGTCGCTATTCCTCCATCGTCTAACTCTATATTTTTAGATTTAGCTAATGCTTTTATTGCTCCAATAGAAGTATCTAATTGTTTTTTATCTGCACGAATAGAAGGCATACCTGCTTTTTCTGATTGTTGAAATACAACTTGTGCCATATCAGAAGCTAAAGAATTAAAATCTTTTTTGTTTAAAAATAACTTTGCTTCATTCATAGAATAAGTAGACTTAAAATCTAAACCTTGATTTTCTATGTGTTTAATTACATCATCTGGAGCTTTAGTGGAATCAAGTCTTGCTTTTTTCTTTGGACCTTTAAATGTAGTATCAAAGTTAAGTAAAGTTTGCAAATCTAATTCTGCTGAATTAGGATCAAGAATTGTTGCTCCTATTTCTTGTGCAGTTGAGCTTTCACTTAAACCCATGCTGTATAAATCATTGTCTAATCTAGATTTTAATTTATCTCTTTCAAACTGAGTAAACTGTTTGTCTTTAAGAACTATTGCTTCTGTTTCTGTGGGTGCTGTTGCAAGTACAGGACTGTCAATAGCTTGAGTATCTATAACAGCAAATGTTCCATCAGGTAATCGTGTAATTTCTAGTTGAGGTTCTAAGCCTTCAATAGGTGGAACAGGTATATCTGGTTTAGCTACGACTGTAGGTTGTTGATATTCGGTTACTTCTCCTTGATCTATAGCTCTTTCAAACTTACCTGACTCTTGTAGATTAACTTTATTTTTTCTAGCTCTAGCTTCTCTATCTCTAAGATAAGCATTACCTTGATTTCTTTTTGGTCCAAGACTATTTAAAACTAAGTCAGCAGTACCACCAATAATGCCACCAATAGTAAATTCATCAAATAAACTTTCTCCTATAGGCAACTCATCACTGTATAGACCACGAGCAGTTAAGTCTTGTAAAACACTTGCAAGAACTTCTTGACCACCTTCAAGTGCACCAGACTGTGCAGCAGATTTTAATTTAGTAAGAATAGCATCTTTTGTTTCTTTGTTTCTAAGAGCAGACTTAGGAATTTTTTTCATTAAATTTGCTATAGGTGCAATTTCTGTTAAACCTATAAGACCACCAGTTAGAGTAGCAAATGTTTCAGATACAGCTCCAACATCTTCACCCATTTCTCTAGCCATTTGCAAACGATCAACTTGTTGAGCCATACCTGTAGGCACAGCTAATGCTGCTGGAACTCCGTAAGCTCCTGCCATTGGACTAATAACTCCTCTTGATGCTAAAGCTCTACCTGCTAAACCAGCTCCTAGAAACGGAATAAAAGAACCTGCACCTTCTGCAAGTTTTGTACCATATGTATTTCTATATTTTGGATCAGAGGCTAATGCAGAATCTTCTCTTAAATAATCTTTAAATCCTTGTAGACCTTTAACAGCAGCACTATCATCTCCTATATCAAATAAACCAGCTAAACCTAAAGGTACATCTGCTGCTAATCCTACAGCTCCTCTAGCTATTGACTTAGGTTTGTCTGCTAACCAATCTAGATCATAAGCAACTTCATTAATATCAATACCATAGACATCTTTAATATTAGATGCCATATCAACATCGCCTAGATATTGATCAGGAACATTTAATTTTTCGCCATTTGGTAAATCAAATACAGCCATTAGCTTTAAACTTTTCCTATGCCACTAGCTTCTAATAATTTTTTTTGACTATTAACAGAAGCAAGATCAATACCTCTAGCTGTCATTAACTCTTGACTTAATGCATTAATATAATCAGAAGCATTTTTAATATTTCTTATATCAGCTTCAGTTCCTTCAGAGTTTTCTTTCAGTTGATCAAGATATTTAGAGTATATAGAAATCTCTGATTGAATTTCTTTTACTGGCATTGCTGCAATATCAGCTTGTAGTTTATCTGTTTGTGCTTGAAGATATTGTTGTTGTAATCCTGTGGTAGCTCTTGCATCTTGTGCATCTAATACTCCAGAAACAGATTCTCCTAACTCAGAAATATCTTTAGCACCCATAATAGATGTGCCTAACCTAATCATATCTCTATAATCCATTTGTCCTTGCCCTAAACCTTTTGATGAATTTTTATCAGCACTTAAACCAGCAGCCACTACTTTATCGTAGGTATCGCCAATACGCATTTCTTTTTTATCTTCTTGTTTTTCAATAGTTTCATCATCACTTAAAGCATATCCAAGACCTGTTCCAGCAGTTAGTGCTGTTAAGCCATAACCTAGTCTAGATGGTATGCGTAAATCCTTAATTGCTTGTGATCCAATTTGTTTAGTATTTAAAAGTTTTGGTAATGTTTCTCCAGATTTTAATGTTACATTAGAAGCTCCAAATTTACTCATTGGGTCTGCTGCCAAACTTCTTCTTCCCATGAAATTTTGTAATCCTGATTTTAATTTTCCTGGAGCTGATAAAATTTTGTTTCCAAAACTTGTTGTAGCTAATCTAGCAGCTCCTGCTGCACTTGATACTGGTTCTGGATAAAAGAATCCAACTACTGCTGCTGCAGTTAATGCACCACTTGCCACTGCTCCTGCAACTGCACTTTTATCAACAGTTCCATCTGCATTTCTAGGTAAACTCATAAATGTATTTACATCTGAATCTGTTATATCTTGTCCTTGTGGTCCACTACCTGCAGGTAAAGAAGTTAAATCTCCTGCTGCATAACCTGTTAAGCCACCACTAGCTGCCATTTGCATAGGAGCAGTTGGTGCACCAGATAATCCTGCAGAGATATTTTCGTCTGGCAAGGGAGTTGCCGACTGTGGTACACCACCCTGCAAACCTGTAGGTTGGTTTTGTGCTAGTTCAGGCTGCATAAATTCATTAACAACTTCTTCTGCTACAGTAGCATTAGGTTGTTGTTGCATTGCTTGATAATTTTTTTCGTTGGTTGTTCTTCTTTGTATTTCGCTTAATACTAAAAATGGAGGAAATTGTCCATTAGGGTCTTGCGACATTTGAGCCAATTGTTCTTTAGGCACATCTTCTAAAAAATTTGCTTGTTGTACTAAATTCATAATTATCCTCTTGTTCCTCTATACAAACCAAGACCTGCTAAACCAGCACCTGCTGCTTGTTGAAATAATCCAGGTTGTTGACTGTATGTGCTAGTTGTTTGATTGGGTGTTACAGGCACACCTCTCAACATACCACTAAAATCACTAAGCTGTCGTTTAGAAAAATCTCTTTGTCTTTGAAAGTCATCGTATCCCATGTCCATACTTGCTTGTCGTAAAGCTCTATCTTGAGCACCAATGCCAGATAAGGCTTGAATTCTAGAAAGTGCGTCTGCTTGTTGAGCTGTACCTATACCTTGTAAGCCTTGAGCAGCAGCCATGTTGTAGCGATTAGACATATCGTATGCACTTTGTCCAAATCTTTCTTGAGCTTGACGAGCAGCTTCTTCAGCTTGATATTGTTGAATACCTTGAGCACCTTGTTGTTGAAGTGCTTGTTGTTGTGCTTTAAATGCTTGTAGCTGTTGAGCAGATTGCTGTTGTTGTGCAGCTTGTTGCATTTGATATCCAGACTGACTAAATTTTTCTTGTGCTTGTCTTGCAGCATCTTCTTGTTGTTGTGCAGATAATCCAAGTTTTGCAGCTTGTTGTCTAGCTGATTCACCTGCATTAAATGCAGACTGAGCAAAAGTTTCTTGTTGTTGTCTTGATTGTTCTGATGTTTCAAAAGCTCTTTGTGCAAGTTGTTCTTGTTGTTGCTGTGCAGATTGTTGTTGAGTAAATGCATCTAATCCAAATCTAGCAGCACCCATGCCACCAGCTCTTTCTCTTTCAAGTTGTTGTTGAGCAGACTCAAATGCAGACTGACTACCTCGTGCTTGAATATCATCCATTTGTTGAGAAAGATTTCTTTCTCTTTCAGATTGTTGAATAGCTTCACGATAACCACCTAATCCACCTTGTGCTGTAGCTTGATCTCCAATACCTTTGCCCATAATATCTGATTGACGAGCAGCTTCTCTTTTTTGTATATCAGTAACATTTTGTTGATACGGAGACATAAACCTAGAAATATTCTCTTCATAATTTAAAGGATTATAAGTTTGTGCGGTTTGACCTGCACTATATCCTGACTGTCTTGTTGTAGGATCATAGCCAGTTTGTCTAGTACCAGCAGAATATCCTGCATCAAAAGGTCCAGCTTGATATCCTTGATTGTAAGCACCTGCTTGATAGGTAGGTCCAACTGTTCCAGCTTGATAGCCTTGTGGAGCAGTACCTGCTGTGTATCCTGAAGTTAATGGAGTTTGTGAACCAAATCTAGTTTGTGCATCTGTGTATGCTTGTGGTGTACCTGCTTCAGCAAAGCCACGAGTCATTGCTTGAGATTGTAATTCATCAGGCGAAAAGTATGCTAGTCGTTGACCACCATAAGGTTGATACCCTTGTATGCTATCTGCTTCACTACGCTGTAATAGTCTCTCAAAATACGGCTGTACATATTCTGGTAGATCAGTTTGAGTTACTCTTGTTTCTGTTGGTCCACTACTACCACCACCTTTAAACTTTCTCATTTATTTTCCTCAAATATATATTCATAAAATGTTGCAGGTTTTTTCCAACCTTTTTTATTTTTTACCCAGTTCCATTGTCCATGTCTACCAATGCCTTCTAAGCCTTCGCATTCTGTATCTTTAGCAAATTTTGTAATTACATCAATGCCTTTTTCTACCCAATCTTGCATATTAATACCAGCAGTATGTTCTAGATTTAACATTTTTTTACCAGTAGGATAAGTATTAAAAAGAGTAATTTGAACTCCAATAATTTCATCACTTTTTTTTTCAAAAATAATCCAAAGATTTGTTTTATTATTTATTAATTCATAATAAATATCTTCAATTCTAGTTCTTCCGCCTGAACGATTAGCAGATTTTTTAAGATATTTTTCTACTTTTTTCCAAATTAAAGGAACTTTATCAAAAGGAACTAAAGAAATTTCGTGTTCTAAAGATTCTTCTATTTCTAGTTTTTGAGCTACTTGATTCATGCTGGTAACATTCCTCCAGCATTAGCTAGTTTAGGTGCTTGTTTAGTTGTGCCAGTTTTTTCTTGTCTTACTCTATCCATCATGTCATAAAGTTCTTTAGAACCAGCATCTGAACTGCCATCACCTAACATTGAAACTACATCAGCAGGTACAATAAACTCATCTTGAGATACAGCAATTTTTTCTTGATTGCCTATTGTTCCCATAATATCGTCATCCATACCACCATTACCTACGCCTTCTATTAATCCTGATGTTTGAGCATTAGGCACAAGTGACTGAAGAATTTGTTCTCTAAGCTGAGTAAATGCTTCTACTCCATACTTATCAACAAATTGATTTACTATTTCTTCATTATCAGATTCGCCTAAAATAAACATAGTTACTTCTTGTATCAAAGGGTCTGTTTGCCCACCTTCTTGATAACCCATTTTATCTACTACTTCTGGTGCTACTTTATTTAATGCTTCTAAACCTTTGTTAGGCATATTTGTATCTCCACCACCATTTCTTCCAATGTCTGACATTTCATCTCTATAGAAGTCTTGAATATCATCGTAGTCAAAGAAGTAATCACTGTATTGATTTCTTACATCAGCTACAGCTTGTGGATCATATGCACCATAAGGAGAACCAGTTAAAGGATTACCAGCAGAATCTGTTGCATCATACAAAGAAAAATCAAAATCAGGATTTCCTGCATAAAAATCTCCGTCTATTCCACCATAATCAGAAGTATCTTTAGTATCATCTATTGGAGACATACTCATTGGTTGTACTGGATAAGGATTGTAGGCAGACTGAACTAAACCTTGAGGTGCAGAACCTGTAAATGCTGCATATGGGTCTATAGATGTCTGAGGTGCAAACTGAACGCCTTGTGCTGTTCCTGCAGTGTAATTCCCATCTGCATCAACTGTGCCTTCGTAGTCGTAACCACCTTTAGTTCCTGTATAAGTATCTGCTCCTAGTGTTGGGCGTGATCCACCTCTTGTACTACTTGATGGAGCATTAACAGTATCAGGTCTAAAGTACATTGTTTCAGGTGCAAATCCTGCCATAAAATCAGGATTAACTGCATACTGTTGTTTAGCTGGTGCAAATACTTGTTTGCCTGATTCAGAACTATAGTCATCAGTATCACCACCTCTTTGAAATTGTGTTATACCACCTGATGCCGAATACAACTGTACTTCAGGATTGTTTGCATACATATCTCTTTTGCGTTGCTCTTCATCCATTTCCATGTCACGCATTTGTTGTTCATATAAATCTTGTGAATCCATAATACCTCTACCACCCAAGCCTACTGCCATTGGAGCATATGCTCCAAAAGAACTTGCTCCTTGTGCTAAGTTTCCAAAACCTGCTGCAGGTCCTTCTTGAAATGCTCCTCTTAAACTTTCAGACATAGTTGGATCACCAGCATAAAATGCATCTGCAGCATTTGCACCTATTTGATCAATACCAGGTTGCAAACCAGCCATTTGATTTTCTAAAGTTGTTTTTCCTATATTGCTTAATTCAGGTGAAACGCCTTGTGGTAATGGACCCATTAAATTTGGGTTTGCTAACATAGTAGGGTCTGTAGCTAAATTAGCAGTTAATTCTGGTCTTAAACCTGTGGTAGCTGTATCTATTGCTGTATTACTTGCTGCAGCTCCACCTGCTAATTCTGCTGCTTTACCTGCACCATATCCTGTAAAAGCAGACATTAATGCTTTAGAACCAGAGCCACCTGTTTGTGCATATGTAGCTAGACCTGCTCCTATGCCTGACAATAAGGGAGCACTTAATCCAGCTAATCCAAGCGTTGCTCCAACGCCTGTTCCTGCTAATGCACTCATACCCATACTGCCTAAAATTGGTGCAAGAAATGGTAAGAAGGCTTCAGGCTGTCCTGTTTCTGGATTCACTGTAATAGGCATTGCTTGTGCCAAGCCTTTAACTTCTGCAGGATTTACATGAAGAAGCATAGAATCGCCATAGCGACCTTGATTGGCTACATTTTGTGTTTGTTGTTTTATATCCATTTTTCCACCTTGATTAAAATTATATCTTGTTTGTCCGCCTTGAGCTGAAAGATTTATATTACTTTTTCCACCTTTTCCTGTTCCTTCTTGAGGTCCGTAATAACCCATAAAATTTCTAAATTGTCCATATGCATTTAAACCAACATCATCAATACTTCCTACATATTGTGATAATTTTTTTAATCCTGTTGCTTGTGTTTTAGGTTTAAAATCAAAAGTATCTACAACACGATAACCACCACCTTCTTTAGGAATAGCTGTAGCTTGTCCTAAAAAAGTTTTTAAATTGTAATTAGGATTTTGCATTTTACTTGCTAAATCTAATGCAGACATATTATTTGTGCTATCAACATCTGTATATTGGCTACCTTCAGATGTTGTTGCATAATCTTTGTATTCAATAATATTAGGGTCTATTCCTTGAGCTTTTTTTTCTGCAATTCTTTCTGGTGTTTGACTATTAGCAATAACTTGTTTTAATGCTGCTAGTTCTACTGATGATAAATCTTCTTCTGTTCTATCTTGATTAGGATTAAAAAATTGTCTTACATTAATTGGTAATATAGATTCTTTTTTCTTTTTTACTTTAGATTTTTGTTTTGATTTAATTTCTTTTTTTGCTTGAGGTATAACTTTTTCTACAGCAGAAGATTTTTTCTTTTTAGGTTGAGGAATAGTTAAACTTGCACCAGCTTGTATTTTATTAATATCTTTAATTTTATTGGCTGAAGCTAAATCTTTAACAGATATACCTAAGTTTCTAGATATAGAACTAAGAGTATCTCCTTTTTTAATTTTGTATTGCATTATCTTTCTTCCGTAGTCTCACAGCCAAACATATTAAAACTCATGTCAACTGCACTTGTGTAAACTTTGATAACATCGGTTTGATTTAATGTTATACCTAAAACTATTGCTAGGGAATCATTTGCTGCTACTGATTTGTCATAGTATATATACTGTTTATCGTCAGCACCTGCTCCACCTACATGAACACTTAATCTAAAAGTAATAGCAGAACCTGTGCGATTTGCTGCAACAATAGAACTAACTGTTGTTTGTGTCATGTTTGGCACTGTGTATAGCACAGTAGTTGTGGTAGCTGCTGGGTCTAACTGTCCTAATACTTTAAGATTATCAGCCATGTTTCATTCCCATAAGTAAAAATTGATGTCGTTTAGAAGCCTTGCTTATAGTAGTAGACTTCATTCTATCCAATAAAGTAATTTTAGTATTAATTTCTTGTATTGCTTGTTCTATCAATCTGCGTGTTACAGCTTCATTGTTTCTATCAAACTCTTGGTTTGGTAATGGTAGTGCTATCGTTTTGATATCAGCCATTATCTTTTACCATCTGGTCTAATGTCTAATCTAAGATCACCTGCTCTCCATCCATAGTCACTAGACGAGTTAGATATTTTTAATGCAGCTTGTCTGCTCCTAGCTCGTGTATTTTCAAATGTAGAATTAGGAGTAACATTAATAGTTTGCAAAGTAGTTAAATCTTGTAATGGATAATCTCTACCTGAAATAGTAAAAGTAACGCTGTCGCTTGTTGATTGTTGATCTCTAAATTGTATATCAGGTATTAACTTAGATATAAAAGTAAACTTATCTCCATCTGGCTCTAAGTCAAAATCACTTGACTCTATGTATGCTGTAAAGTTACTGCCATCATTGCCATGACCTTTCTCATGATTGTAAACATAATTTAAATTGCTTGAATCATTTTTACTTGCAGCTATAGGGTATTCTAATATTGATGCTTCATCCCAAGCTGTTCTAGTAAAGCCATCATCTGTAGTTCCAATGCTCCAAACATTTTCTAAATAGTTATACAAAACATATTTGTCTATTTCTGTATTAGTGCCTGATGGATAAAACCACATAACCTCATTAGCAATATTATTAACAGCAGCAAATATCTTAAATGATTGACTTAAATTTAAATCAGATAATACATAGTCTAAAACTGTGCATGGTAATTTTTCAGCAGAACCTGAGTAAACATAAAATCCACCAGTGTCCATAAAGTAAACTCTGTTGTTAGCACTTACTGCTGCATTAGGTGCTATAAGAGACTGCCCTTCTGCTACTTCTGTGAATGAAAATATAAATGGTTCTCCTACAAAACGCATAGACACTATGCCTACATCAGTCCATATAAGTATTTCTTGTCTTGTTCTAAGTGCTCCAATAATTTCAGAACCTTGTGAAAGTTGTACGCCACCAGCTTGATTCGTTGCTGTAGGTGTCCAATCTACTGCACTTTCTCTATCAGAAAATCTTACTAACAGTGGGTCTATAGCAGTTGTACCTATTGGGTTACAACCAAATGCAATGCAGTGTTTGTCTACATCAGAAGTCATTACTTGTATAACATTAGTTGGCACATCACTTGCACCTGATTCTGCTGATAATAAAGTAGCTCTAGTGCTTAAACCTGTTGATTCATCCCAAAAATATATTGGTCCACCTCTAGGTGCAGCAAGAGTATCATCACCAAAATTATCTATAGACCATGTTCTTAATTGATTAGTTAAAGATAAATCTGCTTTAGCACCCCATGTTCCATTACCCCAAGGATTTACACCCCAACCAGTAGTTCTAACATAGACATCTAGTCCTGAGTTAATTTGATATACACCATCTATTCCTGAGCCACCATTACCAGTATCACTAGAATTTGCTGTGACAGTTGCTCCATCAGTATCTTTGGCTACAAATGTATATGTGTTTGCAGTAGGAACAGTTACTATTTGATATTCTTGATTTAAAACTTCAGCAGTAATTAATCCACCTAAGCTGACTGCTTGTGCAAAAGTAACAAAATCTCCTTCTACTGCTCCATGATCATTATCTGTAGCTGTAATAATAGATGAGCCATCTGTTGCAGCAAATACTACTCCATTGGTAGATGTAGCTCTAATAGGATTTATATCGTAGTACACATCTCCATTAAGAACATATAGTTTTTGATGAGTGCCTAATATTATAAATTGATCTCCATCAATGGCTTTGTATGGATAGAGTTTTCTACAAGTTCCAATAAAACTTCCTGAAGTAAACTTATCCCAACCGCCAATTCTTTCAGGTTTGCCTTTGCGAAACCTTACTTTGTCTGCATCAAACCAGCCATACTCATTACTATAGTTAGTACCTTCTTTGTTAATTCCAGGTCTAAAAATATACTTAACTAATGGCATTAGATTTTACTCCAATCTTTTCCTTGAAATAAAAGAGCTTCAGCTTCTCTTCTTCTAACAAGACCTTCTAATACTTTGCCACCTGCTTTATTCCAACGCTTTATCTGATTAGGCACTTCATCCCAATCTTTTTCATTAATTTTAACTAGCATAGTGCTGCTATTAAGATTGCTAGGACCTAAGTTGTATGTCCAAGATGTAAGAGAGTCAAATTGATTTTGTGTTAAGTCAACCTTTACTGCATCATTTACATATCCACCATATTCGTGTAACTCTTCTTCTAGCCAAGCATCAGCTTGTTCTTGTGTGCAAGTATCACCAGCCTTTACTAATTTAGTTCTTCCATAAGCTATCGTTAATACATTTACAGCATCGTAGTATGCCTCTAGCTCACAGCCTTCAAACTTTTTTATAAGCGATATTCCTTCTTGTGATATATTCATTAGTCTTTATCAGGTGTATTTGAAGCACCAAAATAAAAAGAGATAACAGCACTTGCCAAACCTCCTAAGTAACCTAAGACTAAGTTAATAAGAGCTTCAGAGTTTTGTTCTGGTGGCTGTAAAGTAACTAAAAATATATAACCCATAAACCCACCAACAACAGCAATACCCATAATTCTAGCTGTCCAATCTTTACTAAACTTACCTCTAGCATCTTGTTTATCTGCTACTTCTAACTTAAACACATCTACTTCAAGCTCTTTCATTTGCAATTCAAAACTTTGTTCTGCTTTTTTAAGCTCTAGCATTTGTTCTGGAGTAGCTGATTGAATAGCTTTATTGATAGATTTTGGGTCTGATTGACATCCAAGTACACCAGCTATAACAGATGCTGCTTGACCGCCTAGTGGTCCGCCTAAAGCTGAACCAAGTGTAGGAGCTAAAGCACCTACAACATTTTTAATTAAACTAAATTTCATATGATTATCCGTTTAAAGGATTGTCATCCTTATTTTCTAATTTGTTAATTGCTTTGTCTAAACCTTGTAGGTCAGCTTTGATAGTAGCTATATCTGTTTTAATTTCTGTTACATCAGGCACTTCTACACTATCTATTTCTTTTTCTAAAAACTTAACCGATGTTTCTATAGATGCAAAGCGTTCTTCAATAAGTTGTTGAGCTGATTCGGTATCACCTATGCCACCTATTTGAGCTTCAAGATTATCAATTCTATTGACATAAGTTGCTCCTGTATAACCAAATCCAGCAAGAGTAGTAACTATTCCAGCAAGAGCAATAAGTTGTGTTGTTTTATTTTCAAACCAATTCATGATTATCTCCACATATTAGGTTGGTCATTTATCATCTGACTCAAACCTGTTAAATTACTATTTACCAGTCCATAAAAAGCACTGGTATTATCATCTAGTGTAGCAGAAGTATATATATCAGAGCTACTATACCAAGTCGGTGCATCAGGTACGCTTGTTTGTGAGTAGTTATTAAAATCAGGAACATAACCTATTAATGCTATAAGTTTAGATTCATCTCCGTACTTACCTGTTTCTTGTTGTTCTTCTTCAATTTCTTCTTGCTGTGCTTCTATATTTGCAGCAATAATTTTATCTGCTATTTGATCAGCTTCTGATGCTGTCATTGTTCCAGAAGATGCTGTATCAATTTCTCCCTGTACATTTTGCACTTGCACATCAGCTACAACCATAGAAGCTGCATTATCAAATGTAGGCAAAGGAGTTATAGACATAGACATATTACTAGAACTTCCTACATCACTTCCCAAAGATAAAACTTGGTTTGTTTGTTGTGTTGCACTTGCAAACTGATCTGATGCACTAGGACTGCTAGAAGTGCTTATACCACCACTAGATGCTGTAGAGCTTCTTGTTGATGTATTTCCTGAAGATGAGTAACTAGATGTACTATTTGATTGAGAGCCACCAGAAGCCTGTGAGTAACTGTTAGATGCTGTTTGTACTCCTGCTCTGACTACATTAAGAGCTACAGTCATTAATCTATTTTTGCCTGTAGGAGTATCAGATTCTACTGCTGCAAATTCTTCAGTAACTTCTTCTAATGTTTCTTCTCTAGCTTCTTCTTCTCTTTCGGCAATTCTTTCTTCTTCCATAATTTCTTGGCGTTCTTCTATTTCTTCAAAGATTTCTTCTACAGCTTCTTCTTCAAATATTTCTTCCAAAAATTCTTCTTCAGGTTCATCTTCTAAAACAAACTCTTCTTCTGGTCTTTCTTCAAATCGTTCATTGGTTTCTTCTTCAAACCATTCTTCTAATTCATCTATGTTATTAAATTCAATAAATGTTTCAGGTTCACTGTAATCTTCTACTAAAAATGTTTCTTGAAACAAAAACTCATCTAACAGAATTTCATCTTGGTGTTGAAAGTTATCTTCATGATGTGGTCCAAATTCATCTATAAAAGGTAAAGGATCAGGCTCATAAAATATAACAATATCTTCTGTTACTGGTTCTGCAAAATAATCATTGGGGTTGTCTCCAAAATCTTCAAAGGGTGGAAACATTTCATCTTCAAATATTTCAATGACTGTAAATTGATCTTCAAAGCCTTGGTTATCATCATGATGTTCTTCAGTAAATATACCAGTAGCAAATTGGTCTTGCTCATCTATAAAACCATAATCAACTTGCTCATCATCAAAAAAAGCTACAGACTCTTCTTGTCTATAACCTTGGCAAAATGGAGCATATTGTGGATCATCAGCACATTGTTGATCATCATAAGCATCCCAATAGTTAGGACATGACTGACTATAAAGATCAGTGATATTACATTGTTGAGTTTGATATGCATCTGCATAACCTGAACAACTAGGATCATTTAGTGCATTGCTACAATCAACACCATTGCCACTGCCTGACCCATATAAAGAACCGCCATTTTCTAGGTTAGTGTTTTTATCAGAGTTATTCCAGTCGTAGTTATAGCAACTAGAACCATTAGTTGTGCCAGTATTACATTCATCGTGATAATAATAAGTGTAAGAATTTTCTTTTTTAGAACCTATCTCACCTATTAGTACATCGTGATTAATTATATCTAATGCACCATAGCGTATGTCAAAAGAGTTGTTGTTCCACAGTATTATTTCGAAGCTGTTGTCTGATGCTCTGTTGTACTCCCTCATGTCGTACCATCCAAAAATCATCTTGCTTGAGTCACCCCAAGACTTCATGCGAGAATCGTTGTCTCTTATTAAGTCTGTCCAGAAAGGATATATGGTGTAAGTATGCTGTCCATTGATAGGGTCAGGAGTATAGTCATTACAATAGCTACCACTAGAACCAAAATGGAGACATCCATTTGTTGCCATTCTCGCTTGGCTAAATGTATTGCCATAAAAAGTAAAATTAAAAGAAAGGTCAATTGCAGGACTAATACCATCATCTACTACCTCGTAGGCTAATTCACCATTAAAGTTGTTAGCATTTGCTTGTAGTTGATATAAGTCTTGATTAGCTTCATAAGTATATTGACTTAATACATTAAGACTAAACAGACACGCTATTGCGTAGAATAAAACTCTTTTTTGCATTGTTTTGTTGTTTTAGTTTTTCGTGTATACATAACTTTAACTGCACCAACAATATCTTTATTAATCTTATCTCTGTTTGGATTAGATTCATATGTACATTGTTTAATATATTCTTCTTCTGCATCTTTTACATCAGGTCTTTTAGATTTATTTTTATCCCATTCTGCCGATGCTTCTTTACCTATCTTGCCTTCATATGGACATGGCGTACCTGCCATTCTCATTGCTTTAAATACTCTTTCGTCTTGGCATAACAAGGCAACTGATGCTACTTTCATACCCATGTCGTACAGATATTTAGACAGTTTTAACCTTTCACAGTTTTGATCTGTAACAGTTTTACCACCTGAAAAACCAAAAATTTGCCCTTGGAAAGCTGCTGATCTTCCTACTGTGCAAAGGTCTTGGCTATAACTCATAATGCTTGGAGCAATAGCTGAAGCAGGTGGTGCTTCGCTTTTAACATTCTGATTAATCGTTTGAGTTGAATTAGATTCATTAATGTTTCGATTAGTGTTATCAGACTTACTATTATTTTCGTTAACATTTTTATTGTCAGTTTTTACATCACTTTGAGATGTAGACTGATTAACATTTGTGTTTTGATTGGTGTTATTTGAAGTGCTGTTGTTTGTATTATTTACATTCTGATTAACAGTAGAATTAACTGTTGAGTTAGATGTAGAGGTATTAACATTATTATTTGTATTAGTATTGTTTGAAGTTGAATTAGCTGTAGAAGTATTTACATTCGTATTCAAATTCGTATTTTGATTGGTGTTTGCGTTTGTATTCGTTGAAGTATTGGTGTTTGTAGAAACATTAGTATTAGAATTATTGTTTGTGTTAGTCGCAGTTGAAGTGTTGGTATTCGTATTATTATTTGTATTTGTATTTGTATTAGTAGTTGTAGTTGTATTGACTGTATCTAAACTATTGTTTTCGCAATACTGAGAACCATTGACACAAGCTGTACCAGATTGCTGTGATGATTGAGCAAATGCATTTGCAGAAAATATAATTCCTAAAAATATAATTGACTGGTAAATATTATTTTTCATTTGGGGTAAATACTCCTAGTTCTATAAGTTTGTTTCTATTTACTAAATGTTCTGATTCAATATCATTTTTACTTTGTCCATGATATTCAACAGCTAAATAGTTTTCTATCATAGATACATTAATGTTAATGTCATCTACGATAATTTCCCCTAATACACGACCATACTTGCCTTTAGAATCTTTTAACTTTGATCTTAATACTACTTTAGTGCCATTGTGAATAGCATCACTTAAATACTTTGAAGCTAATTTTCCTCTAGCTTTTTCATCTTTATCTCTTGTTCTTGATTCAGGTGTATCAATGCCGTAAAGACGAACACGACACTTGTGAAGAATAGAAAAACCAAGATCAAGAATAACATCAACAGTATCGCCATCAACCACCCTAGTAACTGTGCAACCATATTCATACATTATCTTTTCTTTCCTTTGTGTAAACCATGTCTAGCGTGTTGTTTGCCTTTAGCAGTAGCTTGTCTTTTTTTTCTGTTAGCTGCCGCAAGTTTACTTCTGCCTTTAGAGGTTGATTTAAGTCTATCTATTTGAGCTTTTGGTGCATAAACTTCACCAGTTTTAGAAGATTTTTTTCCGCTAGGAGTTGTCCATTTTTGTTTAGTCCAACGCTTTAAAGACCTTTGTGATTTTTTTAATGGCATTAATCTTCCTCAATTTGTTCACTATATAAGTTGTTAAATGTTGTTAATGGGTCTAAGTAACTTTCATGACCTTCTGCTGAATGTATGTGTTGTGATGGAGCAAAGTCTGGAGGACCTTCTCCTGTAACCCATAAAGCAGGACTAGTAGCTCTAACTCTATTATTTGGAAGTGCTACTATATTGCCTTTCCATTCACAATCTTCTGTAATATATATAACATGAGATTGTTTATGTTGTGCAGGACAATCAGCAATAGAATTATCAGTATAATCTACAGTAAATAAATATTTGCCTTTATAAAAATTATTATTAATTTTGCATATCCAAGGACTAGAGCTAACTCTATCCATGACAATTACAGAATGATTTCTAGCCTCACAGTCCCAAGGTTGAGCTAAATGATCTTCCATAGGCAATGCCCACTCTGCAACAGGTATATCTGCTACAAGAGCTTGTATAGGCATTCTTGCCCACATTGCACCACCATGTATATTAGATTCATCATCTTCAGCTTCACATCCAGTAAAAACTACTTGAAAACTTAATGACCTATCTGGAATAGTATTTACAGCTATTGCTAATGCGTGTAAGTATTCTCCATGACCATGTTGATGATTAGTAGTAAATTCCTTTCTAACCCAACATTTAAAATGCGGTATATTGCTGATTAAGTAAGACATTACTTATATCCGCCACCTGCTTTTTTATATGCTTTTGCTAACATTTGTGCTTTACGAGCAGACCATTGTCCAGCTCCACCACCTTTGCTTCCTGATTTAATTCGACTAAATATTCTTTTACGCATAGCAGGTTTTGTATAATTACCTGCTTTATTTACTGTTGATTTTTTAGCTCTACTCATCCGAACATTCCTGCAAGAACACCTGATGCAATAAGAAGAACATATAATCCCCAGATCATATTTTCTAACTTGTTAAATCTTATTTGTCCTTGATCTAATCTTTTTTCAATGTTTTCGTACCTAATAGTGCACTCTCTTTCGTGTGCTTCTATTTTAGCAAAAGATTCTTTTGTGGTAGCCATGTTATTTTTTTTTAGATTTTTTTACAGGTTTTTTTCTTAAAACTTTTTTATAGGCTTCATTTTCTATAGTTGTTGGATCATCAGCAATGTAACGACCTTTTTTAGTCCTAGCTCTAACAACAACTTTTTCTGTAAGAGATGGGGGTGTAATAAACTTTATAAATTTTTTAAACCAATTCATATTATTTTTTAAACTTTGATTTAATTTGCACCCAAAGCTCAGGTTTAAATTTTCTTATTGAAGCAAGAGCTACTGCTGTAATTATTGCTGCTGGTATTAAAATATCCATACTTCTCTCCTAAATAGAGTGATTATTATTATCACCCATTAATAAAACAATAGTACCTGTAAGAACAGATACACTTATAACTAAATTAAAAATTTCATACATCATCATAATATTAAATTTGTTTAAAATAACTTGGTAAGCCAATTATAGGTCTGCCATCAAATTTATTTTCTTTAGCATTTTTACCATTTTTATCATTGTAGTGCAAAAATACTTGTCCACAATCTTTACCTTTAAATGGTTCACGCCAATGCTCTAGGTCACAACCACGATACATAAGCATATCACCTGCTTCTAGTTTGACCTTTATGCCATCTTTGCCTTCTTCTCCTGATGGCTCTAAAAATATAGACCAAGCATCTCCGCCTAAGTGCATAGTAGTAGATATTTCACATGAGTATCTGTCTTTGTGTCTTTTTAACTCGTCACCTTTTTTATAGATTCTAGCGTATGAATAAGTTTCAGTAAGTTTGAGTCCTGATTCTTTTTCCATTACAGGTTTAACCTTTTGTAATAAAGTTTCCATTACTATGTCTGCGTAATGAGAATAAGTTTCTGGTATTTGTGTATCGTTCCATACCCCAAAATATTCAGTAAATTGTGATACATACCTTTCATCAAACAAGTGCCTTGCAACAGCTCTTTTGTTTAAAAAGTATTGATAACAAAAATCTGCTAACTCTGTTGATATAGCACCTTTAATTACTTGGTATTTATTTTTTTCAAAGCTCATCTAAATGGGTATCCTAAATTCCAACATACTAAAGAGTGTCGTATGCCTTTGGTGACTGGTTTAACTCTATGCCAAACAAAAGAAGGAAAAACTATTACGCTACCCTTCTTTCTAATTTCTTCACATATTCTTGGCTGAGAGCCTTCATCTGTGTTTCTAAAATCAAACTCTAAATCTCCACCTTCGTATTCATCAGGATCGGTAAGCGATACAGTCATACTAAGTTTTCTTAATTTACCATGTGCGTTAGCATTATCAGGTTGGTTATAAGGTTCTTCGTATGAGTCACAATGCCAATCGTAAAATTGACCTTTCTTGTATTCAGTAAATTGACAAGATTCTGACCAATCCCATTCAAAATTCCAATCAGCACTAGCATTTGCTTGATGTATGTAGGGTTGTATTTCTTTGTATATCCATCGGTCATTCATCCACACAACATCAGACTTGCGTTTCTTTTGAATGTTTTTAAGTTCTAGTTTGGTGAGCTTATCTTTACCAAAGTTGCCTGTAATAGCAGTTTCTTTTTCTTGCTCTTTGCCATAACGAACAATATCGTCACATATTCTTTCAGGTATAACCGATTGAAAGTACCAGTAGTAATATTTTAAATTCAAAATTTATATCTTATTTAAACCCAATCGTCAGCTTTAATTTGTCTAAAAACTTGTCTTAAATCCCAACAACTTGATGCCAGTGTTTGGTCTATTGCAGGTTCATTTACTATAACAACCCCTGAACCACCTGCGCTTCCTCTTGCTGAACCACCTGCTTCAGTTGCTGTTGAACCACCACCTCCACCTGTATTTACAGTACCTGCTACTGCTCGTGTTGCTGGAACATCTGGAGTAGCATCTGAAGCGTATCTATCACTTTTACCACCGCCACCTGAACCACCTGCTGCTGTCCATGGTGCTTCTGCAAATCCACCTCCACCTCCACCTCCACGAGTAACAGACGAGCCTGAAATATCAGATGATGCTCCTGCACCTCCAACACCGCCAAGATAAGTATATGGAGAAAGAGTACCAGCAGTACCACCTACAGCACCAGCTCCACCACCGCCACCTGTGTTTCCAGCTATAGCTGAACCTCCAGCGTTTCCTTGTCCTGAAGTTGCTGTTCCTCCAGCAACTGCACTAGGTCCACCTCGGTAACCTCCTCCGCCTGAACCACCATCTTGTCCTGCTATTGGTGTGCCTGAAACTCCTCTAACTCCACCCCCACCACCTACTGCTGTAAGTGGAGAAGCTGCTCCAAAAATTGAATTACCACCAGCTTTACCTCTCATATTTTCGTTAGTTCCACCTGCACCTTGAGGTGCGCCACCTACTCCGCCTGCGCCTACTGTTACAGGTACTGGACTTTGAGGCACAGGGTGGGAGGGTACTTCATAATACCCACCTGCTCCTCCACCTGAACCTTGAGCAGCACCTCCTGCTCCACCTGCTACAGCTAATACCCAAGCATTTGTTGTAAGTGATGCGGCTGCAAATGTACCTGAAGAATTAAATGTGGTTATAACTGCATCTTGGGTTTGTGAAGTTACTGCTTGTGCTGCTCCGATTAATCTTGGCATATTACACCCATGTTCCTGCTTTTACAGCATCGTATACTGAATTCATATCCCATATTCCTGACCCTACATTAGAACCTGCAGCTTCTTTAACAATAACGACACCTGAGCCACCTGCTGCTCCATTAGGTGGTGCATAACTTGCGTGCATAGCACCGCCACCACCACCCCCTGTATTAGCTGTACCTGCGGTTACTGAATCTGCTCCAGGTCCATTTCCATTTCCGCCACCACCAGTACCACCAGCACCACCTGCTGCTGAAAAATAACCACCGCCACCACCGCCACCTGCTCTTGTAACAGATGCACCTGTAATTGAACTTGCTAATCCTGCACCACCAGCACCGCCTGATAAACTAGCGTTTGGTCCTGGACTTGGGGTTGCATTTGATCCAACTGCACCTGCACCACCTCCACCTGCACCTGATGAATCATTTGAGCCTGTTGTAGGAGCATTTCCTCCAGCGTTACCTTGACCTGATTCTGCATTACCACCAACAGAACCAGGTGCGCTAAATCCGCCACCACCACCACCTGAACCTCCAGGTCCACCTGGAGAAGGACTTCCATTAGCACCATAACCACCGCCTACTGAAGTAATTGCAGAGGGTGTTCCTAAAACTGAATTACTACCTTTAGCTCCAACAGAACCAGGACCACCTGCTGCTCCACCTGCTCCAACTGTAACTGGGTAAGGTGAGCCACCTGATACTGGATTTCCTGTGGCTGTTAAATAACCACCAGCTCCTCCGCCTCCTGCATAATATATACCACCACCGCCTCCTCCACCTGCGATAACCAAGTGTTCGACTGCTGTTGTATATGGAGCAGTCGTTAAAGTACCACTAGAATTAAAAGTTGTTATAACTTCAGGTTGAACGACTGCTGGGTTATCAACACCTACTACTCCACCATTAGAATTAGCCATGGTTAGACCTCATTCCATTGCGTATTAGAGGCATCCCATGTGTATTTTGTTTCTGTTCCAGCACCTGGAAAATTATCGGACCAAGTAGAACCAAGCCATCGAAGATTAGGTTCATCCCAAGTAGGGAATACTGTCAAACTTCCTATCTCAGATACACTTGGATAAGTAACTGGTGCTTTCCAATCTCCATTAGAGTCTAAAGACCAAGAAGAATAAGGTTGAGGGGATATAAACATATTTAAAGAGGAATCATAAGTATCCCCAATACCTGCGTATTGTTTTCTAAAGTTATTGTTGTATGAAGTTTGTTTCCAAGCAGCACCACCTGTTCCGTATGGAACGATTGATGCTACAAATGTTTCTGCTTGAGCAGATTCATCGCCACCATTGGCATCTACATCATCGTTGGATATTACTATTACTTGTAATACTTCGTTGCTTGAATTAAGTTCTGCAAAGTGAGCCATAATTAAATACCTCCTTAAGCGTCATCTAATTCTTCGTAACTAATGGTGTAGGTCAAATCTGAGTTTGCACCTGCACCACCCTCTAAGATGTCTCCTTCTTGAAGGTAAAAACTAGAGTTTTTATCAATCAAAACCAAGGTTGCATCTGCTGGAACAGAAATGGTAGAAGCAAATAAAACTACTGAGCCACCACTTTTAATGATTCCCATTGTTACAGTTGCTGCATTTGTACCATCAATATTTGCAACAATAATGGTATTAACTTTAAGTAACTTGTTACTTGCACAAGTCAATAAGTCGGTTGTTACTGTAGTAGTTAAAGCTCCCTGTATACTTTTTCCGTATATCGAGGTTACTGCTACTAGATTTGGATTTGCCATAATATTCTCCTAAGTTTAACCAAAGACTAAAGCCATAGCAATAGCTTTACCTGTTGTAGCTTTTGTATCAAGCTGGGTTTGTATGTTGGAAGTTACTCCATCACTAAAATTTAATTCTGCTGCTGTTGCAGTAACAGTGGTACTCGCAATAGATAAAGCATCTGTTTCTAATGTACCATCTACATCTACATTTCCTGATATATCTAACGAAGCTGCGATAATTTCGCCACTGGCGTTGATTGCTCCGTTGATGTCAATAGTGGTTGCGGCTATCTGAATTTCTGTATCTGCAACAAGATCAAGTTGCCCATCGGCACTAGAACTTATATGAATTGCTGTATCACGGAACTGAATTTTATTATCAGTAGCGATAGTTGTTGCTGCTGCTATGTTTACAGCACCATCAATATCCACAATATCTAAGTTAGATGTTCCATCAACATCTATATCACCAGAAATGTCTAGTGAAGTGGCTGTTAAAACTCCAGTAACACCTAATGTTCCACCTATAGTAGTATCATCTGTAACTGT